AAGATCACCATCATGCCGTCCATGTTGTGCACACCGGCGTAGGCGTCTGGGTTCTCCTCGCTCCACAGCTTGCCCTCGGCTCCCCAGTAGCGCGTGCCTTTCTTCAGATCACGCTCGACCAGATCGGTCAACCACGATGCAGGCGACAGCTTGGTGGCTGACGGTTCCCACCAGTGCGAGTTGATCGCCATCGTGGCCCACTTGGTCAACTCACCCCATGTGACCGTTCGCAACTGTGTCTCGCTGTTGGCCGACACGACCACGCTCGATCCGATGCGCGTACTGAGCATCCACAGGATGAGCCACGACACGAGTGCGGACTTACCCACACCACGACCCGAACTGACAGCGCGGCGCAGTGCTTCGATGAGTTCACCGGCATCGAGTTGCCCACGGTTGTTTTTGATGAACTCGGCAACTCGACGCAGTGCTCGGCGTTGCCACTTACGAGGTCCTTTGAACTTCTCCAGTGGCGTGTTGGGCTGGCCCCACGGAAAGCAAAACATGACGAAGTTCTCAGGGTCATCCGCAATCTGCGGAGACCAAAGCTGCGTCATCAGCAGTTGTTCTTCTTCGGGTGAATAAATGGGGCGCTGCATCAGTTGTCCAGTTCTTTCGGTGTCACGTCAATCACTTCACCCTCGATCATGCGTTCACGAGCCGCCGCAAGGGCATTCGTAATCGAGATCGAGCCAGCCATCTCAAGTGTCTTGGTTTCACCGTAGCGTTTCCTGTTCCAAGCACCCATGAGCCACTTGCGCGTGTCGATCTTCAAACGAGATCGCTGCACATCTTCTATGGAGTCCTCGGCATCGGCAATCTCAAGAATCTCACCGGCGATGAACTCGGTCCGCGACTCCTGCGCTTCTTTGAATCGCTCATGGCGCATCGGATCACGCTTGACCCAGCGCAAAAAATCCTCATAGCTGATTTCACGGTGATCGTCCTCAAGGAGTGAGGCCAGTGAGCGCCCACGATAAATCTGCTCGATGACGCGCTCAAAGATGCTGGCGTATTGAGAATGGACGAGTTCACGCATTGCCCGAGTTGGGGCAGGCGGTTTGGGGTCAGGCACAGAAAGCCACTGGGGCAATTCGAGGTTGTCGAGTTTGTCAACTTGGCCGGGTGTGACAACTGCGCCTACGGATGAGGGTTGCCTTGTTTCCATAGTGCCCCGAATCTACCACAGGTTTTGAATTATTGCTAATGTGACCCACTGGGTCTAGGGTTAATTTGAAAAAATAAAAAATTGTTCGCGATACCGCCGTCGCCGGGACCGGAGGGTCGCGGGACCCCACCCGCCCCCTCGGCCATAAATCCGGTTGCCGGAATCGCGGGGTAATCGCGCCGCGCTGGGTACTTTGCGCCGAGCATCACGGGCACACAGACGCCCGACCCCGTGGGTCATTGGTGACCCGCTGGGTCATTGCGTCCGATGGACAAACCACGCATCAAAGAACCATTGCACCCGCTGGGTCTCAGAATCCGTGGAGTTCCCCCGCTGGGTCATGGAAAAGGGGTTTTTTGTTCCCGTGTTCCCACATTGTCGCGGTGCTGTGACGTATGGACTCCCCGTGCGCGAAGCCATATTCATACGACTTTTTTTAAACCACTTATTTTTTGAATCTCAGAATCTTTTTATCTCTTTGTAAGGAATAGTGGTGCAGGTGTGGTACAATGTGGGAACATGGGAACAAAGGAGCAGAGATGCAAACACATGATGATTTAGTTGAAGCGGTGTTCAATTTGCCGCGATTCGCTGAAATAGACTTCGACTTGATAGACGCAATGCCAGATTCAAAGCTGCGCGAAATCTTGGGAATCCCTGAACCCGTGGCGCAGGTGTTGCCAATTCGTAAAAACAAACGAGGGCGCAAACCCAAGCCGCTGATTAAAAAGCCTCACCGTGTGACTGTCGAATTTGTGGAGCGTGGCGGGCGACTGATGCGCCGCGAAATATGGCGGCGCTATTCATTGGACGGTCAATCGTTCGATGACTCTGTTTGCATCCCATGCGGGGCGCGTGTGGTGTGGGATGGGCGCACCGTTGCCGCTGGCGTGGTGCTGCACTGGTTGCGAACGGGCGAGAAGCTGCCGCGACTCACAAAGCAGCGCAAACCCTATCGAGGGCGCGTGCGCGGCGCAGATGGTGCGCTGATTCACCTCGGGTATTTTGCAACGGCTCAGGATAGAGACGCTGCGGTGCTGAATTACCGATTAAACCCAGCGGGTTAGGGTTTATCCCTACAAAATAGTTTACCCACGGGGTTGACAATGAACCCAGCGGGTATATAATAGAGACATCAACAACCAAACGGAGTAAATGTAATGAAACATTCAAACCACGCCCAGCACTACACCCCCGACCCAGTGACACCCACCGAGCCTAGCGAATGGGCGGTGATTGGTGGGGCGCTGATCTTCGCTGTCGCCCTGTACCTTTTAACCGTGTTTGCCTTTTCCCTGTAACCCGTAATTTTTAGGAGTAATTGAAAATGACTGATCGAACCATAACCCCCGAACACTTTGATCGAGTGAGCAACGACACAAACGGTAATCCCCGTTATGTGTTGCACTTTTTGGCATTGAACACAGACGTCGAACTTGACGCCGAAGTGTGGATTGACACATCCCGCAAATACGATCTTGCCCTTGCCCGTTCGCGTGCTCAAGGCGGGCGCAAATTCCACAATAAACAATATGGAGGGGGAATTGTGTTTCAGTCGTACAACCTGCGCGAACTTTGCGCCCGTCTTAACGAACTTCGTAGCGAGGTGACAGCATGAGCGCCGAATTACTCGAATGGCAAGCCCTTTGGGACGCAATGGACGCCGCGCCCGAAACGTGGATTCCTACCACCGAGGCGATGTATTGGAACATGCTGGAATGTGTACCGCCCCGCGCTATGGGTAGGGGTTCTTTTTTAGTTGGTGAGCCTTTGCGAAGCAATGAACACGGGGAAACCGTGTATTCGTGTTTTTGTCAAACTGGCGACAACTTCCGCGCCCGCAATTTAACCGTAAAACAGTTTAAGGAAATGACTCAATGACCCGCCAAAAATACCTTGCCGCCCTGCTGGGTCTGTTGACCGTTGCCGAGATCAAACGCAGCGCCGCGCAGCCGTCCGCATACATGACACAAACCCAGATCAAATTGCATTTTGTAGCCCTGCGCCGCCTCGGTGCTGTTTAAGTGATACCCCACGGCCTTGATTCTTGCAAGTTCTTACAACGCCGCACCCCCAATTTGGAGAATGAAAAATGATCGAATTCACACATGCAAGCACCCGCTATAAGGTCAAACCAGAAAACGCTCAAGCGATGCGGGACATACTTGCAAAGCCTAAAAAGCATAAACCCGAGGCACTGAGCAGCGTTAATTTAAAACGCTCTTATCCTGCCTTTGAAATTGGCATGAGTACCGCTGACTATGTGTCACTGTTCAACGGCTTAAATAGCCGATTGATGCACCACGGCATTGAGCACGGTTGCCCCAATTACCATAAACCCGCACCCATGCTTGATGCGTCAATCCCTGAATGCGTGGAAGATGTCAATCCCGACTATGTGCCCGAGTTTTTAAATACACCAGTTAAAAAGCCCGCGCAAACTGTCGCAGGGTTAAAAAAGCAAATCCGCGCCGCCCTTGATGCGCTTGCAGCGGGTGACATTGACAACGCCCAGTGCATCCTAAATGAGGCTATGAAATGAACCACACAGAAAGCGAATATATCGAAACGGGTCGCAGGTATGAACGCGCCCAAAACCCCGACAAAGCACGCGCAGAGGCGCAGCACATCCGCGCCATGCTATCGAGTGAAAACCCCAAAGATGTAACCGAGTGCCGCCGCTTAATTGAAATTGGGCGCAGTGAGGCGCGGCGATGATTGCAGGGATAGCCGCCCTCATAATCGCCGCCCTAATCGCTCACCTTTTAGACCTGTAACCCAGCACCCCTAGTCCCGCGCTAGGGGCTTTTTTGACCCTGTGAAAGCCTGATCCTATGAACCCATTTAAATCGCTACAAAGTCGCCTAAACCTTGACGAATCCCAAGCCGCCGCCTATCTGGGCGTCCCCGTTTTCACTTTTCGCAAATGGGCAGCGGGTGACCGCAAACCGACCGCCGCTGTCGCCCGACTGCTCGAGGTGCTGGGCATGGTCGAAGCCATGAACCCCGCGCTTCACGATTCTTTTTTGCCCGCGCCCAGTGCACCCAAAGTTGCAAGCAAGCGCGGTCGCCCATCGAAAACAAAAACCGATTGAGTCATGTCTCGCGACCCTCTTTCAATTTGCGTCTGCAAACTAAAACCGATTGAGTCATGTCAATCGACCCTCTTTCAAAAGGACTGTGAAAAATGAACGCACTAGAACACTATGACCGCCTCTATGGCGACCTTGGGCTAAACCCCACAGACGCCGCAAAGTTTGTATTCGTGAGCGGCTGGAACAGCGCCATGCAAGAAGCCATGACCCGGGTGAACTTAATGCCCTTTCCCGATGACACACGCGCCAGCTTCGCGGTGTACTTTCAAAACATGATGATGGTTGACCCATCGGACATTCAGGAGAAGATGCAATGAC